AATCAACCGCGAAGTTGTTCGTACCGTTTATAGAGTTGCTAAGAAAGGTGCTCAGAACAACGTTGCTAACGCTGGCATCTTTGACCTCGACGTTGATTCCAACGGTCGTTGGTCAGTAGAGAAGTTCAAAGGTCTTCTATTCCAGGTTGAGCGCGATGCTAACGCTATCGCTCAAGAAACTCGTAGAGGTAAGGGCAACTTCCTCATCTGCTCAGCTGACGTTGCTTCAGCTCTAGCGATGGCTGGTGTTCTTGACTACTCTTCAGGTCTAACTGGTGCTGGTGGTCCTTCCATCGGTCAGGTAGATGACACTGGTAACCTCGCTGTTGGTACTATCAACGGTCGTATTAAGGTCTTCATTGATCCTTATGCTGCTAACCTCAGCGACAAGCACTATTATGTGATCGGTTATAAGGGTACTTCACCTTATGACGCTGGTCTCTTCTATTGCCCATATGTTCCCCTCCAGATGGTTCGTTCTATCGATCCTAACACCTTCCAGCCTAAGATTGGCTTCAAGACCCGTTACGGAATGGTATCAAATCCATTCGTTACCACCAACGGTCTATACAGTGGCACTCCAGATGGTGAGACCCTCACCGCTAATGCCAACATGTACTACAGAAGAGTACAAGTTATCAATCTCATGTGATTCATTTCACAAGAGTTCACAGAGGTCCCTAGGGGGACCTCTTTTTTTATACATAAATTATTACTGCAAAAGTATAATGCCACGAGGTATTTTGAACAAAAACGATATCCTTGCAAAAGTTTTGAAGATACGGGTATCAATAGATGATCGAACTTTTCATCCAGAATGGAGTGAAGAGCAACGTACATCATCGCGTCAGACAATCAGCAAAATTCTAGATAGCATCAATGAATACTACAACTAAATACTTATGCTTGGGAAGATGTCATGGCTGCTGAATGGTACAACAAACAACCTAAAAACAGGAACTTCCTAGCTCCTATTGGGTTCAAATTAAACTTAGAAAGATTTGAAGGAACTGACTTCTTTTGCCAAAGTGTAAATCTTCCAGATATCAGTGTTTCATTTACCGAAGTACCAACAAGATTTCGTGGATTTCCTATCATTGCTGGTGGTGGAGTTACTTACGGAGATCTAAATGTCAATTTTATAATTGATGAAGATTTACAAAATTATAATTCTATTCACAAATGGATAAAAATTAACGGTGCTTCTGAAGGGCATCCAAATATTGACGCTATCCAATATTCAAATGGGCAGTTGTTTATTACAACGTCAAACTTTAACAATCAATTTATTATAGATTACGAAAAATTATTTCCAATATCTTTATCGGAAGTTAGATTTGATGCTACTGTTACAGACATTGAGTACTTTACAGCACAGGTAACTTTCAAGTATACTGGATTTACTATTAGAAACAAAAACTTTAAACCTATATGAAATTTGAGAATATTATTAGATTATTTGATCAAATAAAAGAAGAGTGGAAAAACGATACTCAAATAGATTTTCAATTCAAGAACAAAGAATATACAGAAGATCTAGCAAAATTATCTCTAGAGATACCTTTTCAGCATAATAAATACTTAAACCACTACTCAGATCTTAGTGCTGTTAAAACTTCTTTAGAGTTTGAAATCCGTAAACTTGTAAAGCATAAAAGAGAATACTATTCTGGAGAATCAGAAGCAAAAGTATATGCCGAAAAACCATTTGGTCTTAGCATCAAAACGGCAGATAAAATGAAAGTTTACCTAGAATCAGACGAAGATATTATCAACTTAGAAGCAAAAATTAAATTGATTGATCAGATACTTAATTATCTTGATCAAGTTCTAAGAATGATTTCACAGAGAAATTATCACATTAAGAATGCTATTGAGTGGGAAAAATTTATTAATGGAAATACTTAATGTCCGATCTGATTGTAAGGAAAAAGAACGAAGTTTATTTAACTATTCAATCCGAAGCTCATGTTCATCGTGAGTTATCGGATTATTTTACATTTGAAGTTCCAGAAGCAAAGTTCTTAAAAAGAAATCCTAGGTATCGTTATTGGGATGGAACAATTCATTTATATTCTCCTGGAACTGGAGAATTATACGGTGGATTATTACCACATTTAAAAGAGTGGTGCAATGAGAAAAACTATAAAATCTCATACGAAAAAAATGATTGGTATGGTGATGTAGAGGATGAAAATAATTTCATTTCTCCAGAAGGTGTTGTTCATTACATGAATAAAATTTGTAAGTATAAACCTCGTGACTATCAATATCTTACAGTCTATAAAGCACTAAAACAAAATAAAGGATTGTTTCTATCTCCTACTGGGTCTGGCAAGTCGCTGATGATTTATAGTATTGTTCGATACTATGTCTCTACGGGAAAGAAAATTCTTTTGATTGTTCCAACTACATCTCTAGTTGAACAAATGATTAAAGATTTTAAAGACTATGGATGGGATGCGGATGCTCATTGTCATACAATTTATTCAGGGAAAGATAAGAACACCGACAAGTCTGTTGTTATTTCTACTTGGCAATCTATTTACAAATTTCCAAAAAGATATTTTGATGATATCGATTGTGTGATTGGAGATGAAGCACATTTGTTTAAGTCAAAATCATTGACTGGTATTATGACAAAGCTTCATAATGCAAAATATCGTTTTGGTTTTACTGGAACATTGGATGGAAGTAAAACTCATAAGTGGGTATTGGAAGGATTGTTTGGTGCATGTGAAAAGGTTACTAAAACAGATGATCTGATTAAAAAAGGATATCTTTCTAGTCTTAGAATTAAAGTATTACTTTGCAAACATGAATATCAATACTTTGAAGACTATCATTCGGAAATTGAATATTTGGTAAATAATCGTAAACGTAATAATTTAATAAAAAATCTTGTAAAAGATTTAGATGGTAATACTCTTGTTCTTTTTAACTACGTAGAAAAGCATGGTGATCCACTTTATGAACTAATAAATAGTAGCATTGAAGATACCAGAAAAGTATTTTTTGTTCACGGTTCCACTGACATCGAGGATAGAGAACAAGTTAGGGTTATCACTGAAAAAGAAAATAACGCAATCATTGTTGCATCTTACGGAACCTTTAGTACTGGTATTAACATTAAACGTCTTCACAATATTGTTTTTGCATCTCCATCTAAATCAAGAATTAGAAACTTACAATCTATTGGTAGAGTTCTAAGAAAAGGAGAAGGGAAAGATACCGCAACATTATACGATATTGCCGACGATATTTCTAGCACTACTAGATTTAATTACACATACAACCATTTGCTAGAAAGGATTAAAATTTATCAAGAAGAAAACTTTAAGCATGAAATAATAACCATTAGATTGTAAACGCTATGGAAGAAGAATTTTATTCAACAGTAAAATTAACTTCTGGAGAAGAACTGATTGCAAAAATTTGTTATCTTACGGAAGAAAATTGTATATTATTAGATCGACCGATGCTAGTTGAAAAAATCAAACAAAAAAAGCACGGAAAGGAAATTGAAGGATTTATATTAAAAGACTGGATTTCTTCAACTTACGAAACAATGTTTATCGTAAAGATGGATCAAATTATTACTCTTGTAGAACTTGACGATAGAATTAAAAGATTCTATCTAAAATCTTTAGAAGAAGAACCAGATACTCCAAAAGTATCTCCTGGAAATTTAACTAAAAAAATGGGATATTTAGGATCAGTAAATGAAACTAAAAAATTTTTAGAAGATATTTATAAAAAAAGCTAAAGGTTATAACTCATCTGAACCCTTGACAGAGTTATCCTACTGGGTTTTTGAGATCTTGTCAACCCCCTTTACAAATGGTTAGTAAACGTGTATAATATTGTACATGAATTAATTTGTAGTCAAATGAACTATGGCAAGAACAAAGAACAAAGAGTATTACGTTAATAACAAAGAATTTCTGGAAGAAATGACAAAGTACAGAAATTCTGTTCTTGCCGCTGAAGCTAATGGTAGTCCTCGTCCGCGTGTCCCAAATTATATTGGTGAGTGTTTCTTGAAGATCGCCACCCATCTATCATACAAACCTAATTTTGTGAACTACATGTTTAGGGATGATATGATTTGTGATGGAATTGAAAATTGCTTACAGTATATTGACAATTTTGATCCAGCAAAATCAAGCAATCCTTTCGCTTACTTCACTCAGATCATTTATTACGCTTTCTTACGTCGTATTCAAAAAGAAAAGAAACAGCTTGAAATTAAGGCTAAGATATTGGAACGTTCTGGATATCAAGAAATTATGCACACCGATACTTATGAAGGTGATATGGCAGGTATGAATGCATCTTATTCTGATATGGGAAGCATTAAAGAAAATATTGAAACGAGGATGAACCGATGACAGTAGCATTAATCACTGACCAACATTTAGACGGGAGGAAAGGCAGTGTTGCGTTTTGGGAATACTTCAAAAAATTCTACGACGACATCTTTTTCCCCACTCTCGAAAAACACGGAATCAGAACTATTATTGATCTTGGTGATACGTTTGATAATCGTAAGGGGATTGATTTTAATGTTTGGAGCAGGGTGCGTCAACATTATTTTCAACGTCTTGAAGACATGGGCATCGCCGTCCACATGATTCTTGGTAATCATTGCACTTACTATAAGAATACAAACGTCATTAACTCACCTGATTTGCTACTAAAAGATTTTAGTAACATTCAAGTTTACTCTCGCCCACAGACAGTCAGTATTGATGGCACTAATATTATTATGCTTCCATGGATTAACTCTTCTAACATGGAAGAGACAATGACGTTGATTAATGATACTAGTGCTGAGATTGCCATGGGTCACCTAGAGCTGAATGGTTTTGAAGTTACTCCTGGTATGAAAATGGAACATGGCATGGATGCCAGCATCTTCTCTAAGTTTAAACAAGTATTCTCTGGGCACTATCACCATAAATCTTCCAGAGGTAACATCACCTACTTGGGCAATCCTTATCAGATGTTCTGGAATGATTACAAAGATCAGCGAGGATTTCATCTTTATGATCCTAAAAAGAATAAACTTGAATTTATAGTTAATCCTTTTGAGATCTTCAAAAAAGTATATTACAATGATAGTAATAAAATGCAACTTGATTTTAGTGAATTTACTAACACTTATGTAAAAGTTATTGTAGAAGAAAAGAATGACTACTATGAGTTTGAGAAAGTTATAGAAAATTTATATGAAGTTGGCGTTCATGATATTAAGATTGTTGAAAATCTTGTAGATGGAGAAAGTATGGACGACTGTGAAGTAGAAGTTAAAGACACTATTACTTTACTGAACGAATATATTGATGAAGTTGAGGTATCCGTAGAAAAAACCGTTTTAAAGAACTTAATGAGAAACCTATATATTGAAAGTTGTGAAGTAGTCTAATGTTCATTCTTACTCTAGAACAAACTCCAGAAGGTGTTTTTTCTATAGTTGACGATGATGGCGAACAAATCATTCCCATCTTTGAAGAAGAAGATGATGTTGAAAGATACCATCTTTTTTTGGAAGAAGATGACGACTATGTTCCCCTAGCAATACGTGAGATTGATTATGATTTAATTGTCAATGCATGTGAAGACAGAAATCAAAAGTATGCTATAATCTCTCCAGATGACTTTATAATCCCCCCGACATCCTTGAAATGATTGTATTTAAAAAAATTAAGTGGAAAAATTTCCTAAGTACTGGAAACACATTCACTGAATTAAATTTGAATGATACCAAGACTAATCTAATCATTGGTCAAAACGGTGCAGGAAAAAGCACAATCTTGGATGCTCTTACTTTTTCGCTGTTTGGAAAACCGTTTCGTAAGATCAACAAACCTATGCTGGTCAACAGCGTAAATGAAAAAGATTGTTTGACAGAGTTAGAATTTTGTATTGGCAAAAACAACTTTTTTATTCGTAGGGGAATCAAACCAAATATTTTTGAGGTCTGGCAAAACGGCGTAATGCTAGATCAATCTAGTTCTGCTGTTGACTATCAAAAACAGTTGGAACAAAATATTTTGAAGATGAATTACAAATCTTTCACTCAGATTGTGGTTCTAGGGTCTTCTACATTTGTTCCTTTCATGCGTCTTCCTCTTGCTCAACGTCGTGAAATTATTGAAGATATTCTTGATATTCAAGTGTTCTCTGTGATGAACCAGAGGTTGAAAGATAAACTAAAAGACAATACGGAAGAACTAAAAGATTTTGAATATAAGATTAATATCTTAGATGAAAAAATTAATCTTCAAAAAAGTTATATGCTTGAACTGGAAAAAAAGAATACTGAAGAGATTGATCGTAAGCATCAAAAAATTCAATCTCTACTTGAAGAAGAGAACGAAAATCATCACGCTATTGAAGAATTTAATAGACAGATTTCTGAGCATACAGAAAATCTTCAAACTGTATCAACTTCTTCTGAAAAACTTAAGAAGTTAAATAAGTATCTTATGAAGATCCAGTTAAAAGTTCGGACATGTCAGCATGAGTATAAGTTTTTTAATGAAAATCATGTCTGTCCCACTTGCACTCAAGATCTTAGCGAAGATTTCCGAAAAGAAAAACTAGATACTAGTGGTTCAGAACTAGAAAATTTGCAGACAGGACTTCAGGATATTCTTTCCGCTATCAGTCAAGAAGAACAGCGAGAGAAAAAGTTTTGTGAAATTTCTAGTAATATTACAAATTTAAATTCTAAAATTACTCAATTAAATTTTCAGGTCTCAAGTATTCGTAAAAATATTTCAGATGTAGAAAATGAAATCAAAAATCTTGAGGAATCCAACCCAGATAAAAAAGCAGAATACAACAAACTTCAAATTCTAGTTAATGACAAGAAGGCGGTCAAACACAATTTATCTGATCTAAAAAAAGATAGAGATGTTCTTTTAGTTGCATCTCAATTGCTGAAAGATAATGGTATTAAAACTAGGATTATCAAGAAGTATCTTCCTTTGATGAATAAATTGATTAATCAGTATCTTCAGAATATGGATTTTTATGTAAACTTTACATTGGATGAAAACTTTGAAGAAACAATTAAATCACGATATAGAGATATCTTCACTTACGAATCTTTTAGTGAGGGAGAGAAAGCTAGAATTGATATTGCTTTGTTGCTTACTTGGAGAGCTATTGCTAAACTCAAGAATAGCGTAGATACTAACCTCCTTATCCTAGATGAAATCTTTGATGGTTCCCTAGACCAAACTGGTACAGGTGAATTGGGATGGATCTTACGAAACTTTGATGAGAAAACAAATGTATTTGTTATCAGTCACAAAGAAAGTCTTGAAGGAAAGTTTGATAAAACAATTCGATTTTCTAAAGTCAAGAACTACAGTGCTTGTGAGGAGACAGTTTCAGAAGTGGACTAGGGGGAGTTGATCCCCTTTTTTTATGGTGTACAATAAGAGGACTTCAGACAACTACCATGTCAATCAATCGAGAAATCAAAGGTCAACTTGCTCGTCTGCTTGCTACTGAAAACCTTGTAATTGAGCACAAACAGGTCCCTACTGCTTCCTTCGATGTTCAGAACAGGGTGCTTGTTCTTCCTGTTTGGAACCGTGCTTCTAGCGTTGTGTACGATCTTCTGGTGGGACATGAGGTGGGTCATGCCCTCTTTACACCTAATGAGGATTGGACTAAGCGTGTGAAGATTCCTAAAGATTATATTAACGTGATTGAGGATGCTCGTATCGAGAAGATGATGAAGCGTAAGTATCCTGGTCTTGCTAAGTCATTTTTTAGTGGATACAAAGAACTTCACACTGAAGATTTCTTTGGTGTTGAAGATACTGATCTTAATACTCTTAGTTTGATCGATCGCATCAATCTTCATTTTAAGATTGGCAGTCATATCATGATGCCCTTTACTGAAGAAGAACGTGCTTTTGTGATTGCAACAGAAAAAGCAGAAACTTTTGATGATGTGATTAAAATTTGTGAGGCACTTAAAAAGTATATTTCAGAAAAACCTATGGAGAGTATTCCTCAGAAAAAAAATTCTGGTTCTCAAGAAGGTTCTTCTTCTCCTAATTATGAATCTTCTCAATCTGACGAAGCAGATGGAGAGAAAGAAGGCGAAGGAAAAAAACAAGAAGCAGAAGATAATCAAAGAGAAGAAAATACTTCTCGTGGAGGATCGCTAGCAGATGAGAATGTATCTCAAACTCAACGGTCATTTGATGATAGTACAGAAGAACTTACCAGTAGTAATAGGCATCATCGTGATATTACTTATCTTGAACTTGCAGAAGTTTACGAAGATCGTATCATCGTAAATAATGAAGAAGTTCATAAAAGATGTTCAGATCATTGGGAACATCTTGATGACACTTCATATAAAGAAAGTCTTCATGTAGCAGATAGTCAATATCAAGATTTCAAAAAAACTGCACAAAAAGAAGTTAATTATCTTGTCAAGGAATTTGAATGTCGTAAGTCTGCTAGTGCGTATGCTCGTGCTAGCACTAGTAAAACTGGAGTTATTGATACTCAAAAACTCCACAGTTATACGTACAACGAAGATATTTTTAAGAAGGTTACTGTTCTTCCAGATGGTAAAAATCATGGCATGATTTTTATTCTTGACTGGTCTGGATCCATGCAAGAATACTTGATGGATACTGTTAAGCAACTTTTAAATTTGATGTGGTTCTGCCGTAAAGTTCAAATCCCTTTTGATGTATATGCATTTACATATTGCTGGGCAGATCCTTATCGAGATGGTGATATGCAAAAATATGAACGAGGACACAATAAAATTGGTGTCAACGAACTGTTCAGTTTACTGCACTTCTTTACTTCAGATTGTAACAATCGAGTATTTGAAGAACAGTGTAAGAATATTTGGAGGACTGCATTTTCTTTAGACCGTAGTCGCTACAGTGGCATGAGTATTCCTTGTGGACTTGATCTGAGTGGAACTCCTTTGAATGAGACAATCATTACCCTCAGTAAAATTATTCCTAACTTTAAGAAAAAAACTAATGCCGAAAAAGTAACAGTCTGTATTCTTACTGATGGAGAATCTAATCCTATACATCATGATATAAGCATTACTAGGCATGATAAAGAAATTCTTGGAAAGAATGCTGTTGACTATGGCAAGTGTCTTCGAGACCGTAAGACTGGCAGGGTTTATAAAGAATTTGAAGTAACGTTTGATTCTGGAACTACAAACATTCTCATTCAAAATCTGAAAGATCGTTTCCCAGAAGTCAACTTAATTGGATTTAGAATTTCTTCTGGATCTGATTTTGGTCGCACCTATCGCTCGGTGTATAATACTTATAATGATAATCAGGCAATGGCATCTTGGCGTAAAGAGAAGTCTTGGGTATTCAAGTATTCTGGGTGGGACGCTGTTTACTACATCGCTTCACACAGTATGTCACAGGATAAAGATAATTTTGAAATAGATTCTGAAGCATCTAAAGTCCAGATTACAAAAGCATTTAAAAAAATGTTAAGGTCTAAAACCGTTAATAAGAAAATTCTCAACTCATTTGCAACTCTAGTCTCTTGACAATTCTCTTTTATCTGTTATAATTAATTTACGTACAATACGATTTTACTTTATGTCGTTACTTTCTTCTATTGACCAGCGTAACTGGTATCAAGTTATGGATCAATATGCCCAATGGGTTCCACAAAACTTGCACAAATGCAAGACTGGAGTTGGTTCTACTGTAATGCCTCTGGAGTATTTTACAAGTCCATGGGGTATTATTAGCTTTCTTCGCGAAGCTGGATTGGAGGAAAAGGAAGCATCTTATGTTCGCCTTCAAGTCTCTACTCTTTTGTCAAAAGAACCAGCAGATGTTGAAAAGAAAGCAAAAGTTTTTGCTGAAACTTTTAAGCATCTTCTTACCATTAAAAAGAAAAATAAAAACAAGAGGGACCAAGCAACTGCAGTAAAAGCAAAGAAAAAAGATAAAGCTCTTGAAGAGTTTCTAGTTAATTCTCCTGTTTTTGCCGATGATAAAAAAGAAACAACTTTTTCTTCTTCTTCTTCTGTAACTAGTAATGCAGAAATTTTGATCGCGCTTGCTCAGGCTGGTGCTAAGTTGAAGTCTCCTGATGGATGGGAAGTCCAGTTTTGAAACTGTCTCTTTTCCTTCCTTCTATAGATTGGAAGTGCTATAATAACTTTGTTCTTGGGAAATAAACGGATGTCTTCCAAATCCTCTTTTGAAATTAGTGATCTTCAAACTCGTTATGGTAATACTGTTTCGTCTGTAAATCTTCGCCAGTTTGCAGATGAAATCGGTTTATCCTATCCTACAGTTACCAAACGACTTGAGCAATATAAAGTTGGTCGTGGCACTTGGAACCTGACCGTTCAAGAGAAACTAGAACACACCTACCAGGCAGCAGCTGCTGTTCCTGCTATTGCTGTTACTGCTCGGGAACAACAGAACCTTGTTCCTATTAAAGATACTGGATATGTCCCGTTCGGGAATTTTACTGACGTGAAAAAAGTTATTCAATCTGGTATTTTTTATCCTACTTTTATTACTGGTATGTCTGGTAACGGTAAGACTTTTTCTGTAGAGCAAGCTTGTGCTCAACTTGGTCGCGAACTTATTCGTGTAAACATTACTATTGAAACTGATGAAGATGACCTTATTGGCGGTTTCCGTCTTGTTGATGGTGCCACTGTTTGGCATAATGGTCCAGTCATCGACGCCATTGAAAGGGGAGCGATCTTGCTACTTGACGAGGTTGACCTTGCCTCCAACAAAATCCTTTGTCTACAATCCGTGCTAGAAGGTAAAGGCATCTTCCTGAAGAAGATTGGTCGCTACGTTCAACCTGCTGCTGGTTTCAACGTGATTGCTACTGCCAACACTAAAGGTAAGGGTTCTGATGACGGACGTTTCATCGGCACCAACGTGCTGAACGAAGCATTCCTTGAGCGTTTTGCTCTCACGTTTGAGCAAGAGTATCCCACTCCTTCAGTTGAAACTAGAATTCTTCAAAAAGCATCTGAAAGTCTTGGTATTCCTGACGAAGATTTCTGTATCAATCTTGCTAACTGGGCAGACATCATCCGTAAGACTTTCAAGGATGGTGGTATTGATGAGGTGATTTCCACCCGTCGTCTGGTTCATATCATCCGTGCTTATGCGATCTGGCAAGATCGCCTCAAGGCGATCAAGGTTTGTGTCAATCGTTTTGATGATGAAACCAAGCAATCTTTCATCGAACTGTATGATAAGATTGATGCTGATGTTGTTACCGAGGAGAAAGAGAATGATCCAGATCCC